TCAGTAGCCGTCAGTTGACTCCAAGTTCTGATATTTGGCTGCCAAGCCAGTAAACAGACCATGCTGAGGATGGCTGATCATGTCGCGGCCATCAAGGAAAAACAATTCCTCAAGCCACATGGCCCGAGAACGCATGGCTGGCAAATCCTCTGCCCCCGGCTTGGAGGCGATCATCGGGTCAGGGCGTTGCATCAGATCACCAGCCAGAGGGTTTGCCAGACGCCTGAGTCGGCGTGATCTGTTCAACGATGCGTGCAGCCAGTGCATCCTGAATCTCAGTGACCTTTTCAGCGCCACCGAGCTTGGCCTGCACAGCAGCCACGATGTCAGCCTCAGTCAGATCCTCAAAGTCGGCCAAGGTGTCAGGACGATCGAGGCCGATGCTGCCGTAAGCGCCTGAGTTATAGGCATTGCCTTCAGAGTCAACCTGATCGCTGATTGCGGTCACGGTGTAATGAGCCGTGTGAGCAAAACCGTCACTCAGGTCACGATTAAGATCAGCGATCTTCCAGACGTAGGTGTTAGCCATGATGGAGTGAAGTCAGAGGAAGTTTACTTAGCCAGCCTCAAGGGCTGCAACTTTGGCTTCAAGGGTTTCGATTGCCTGCTGCTGTCGTTTAATCAGGTTCAACAGCCATCCTCTTCTTCCTTGAAGAAACATAAGCGCGGGTCAATTTCCGCAACTTCTTCGGCAATGAAGCCCCAATGCCCCCACTCAGGTTTGTCGGCATCGCCTGTTGATTGATACCAAACAGGACGGCAGTTAAGGATTGCGTCGGCGTATTGATCCTCAACCGTTTCAACGTTGGTTTTGTACTTGATTGAGGATGTAGAGCGACGCAGAAAACCAGAAGCATCAACGTTAACGTTGGCGGCAGTTGCTGTTGTTGTGTTGTAGATGTAAGGAGCAACAAAGGCACTGCCTGCAACACCAACCAAGGAGCCTGCGTTATCAATACGCCACCGCTCCGTCGGGCTGCTTGCGCCGTCAGCTGTGGTGTAGAAAGCAAGCCTTCCTGGATAATCTGAACTTCCTGTTGTTGCATCCGCCTGACAACCTATTTGAGAAAAAACGTTTCCTGCGTTATCAGCAAAAAGCAAAAAACCGATCCCATCGCCTGCAGACAAGCCAGTGCCAGCAGTATCACGCTGGAAATACACTTGGTTGGCCTGACCACTGCCAAAACTATTGCCTTGGAATACAGCTGCTGTTGAGGCAGAACTGCTAGATTAGAACCATTGCTTACAGCCTTGATTGACGCAAGGTTGCTTGTAGACGACAGCATAATTCCATGCGCCGTTCCATAAGCATTTTGCGCTGTTGAATGGTCACCGCTAAAAACTGCGGCTCCACGAGCGTCAATAACTTCCTTTGGTGCTGACGCACCAATACCAACGCGATTAATTCCTGCCTCGACAAACAGCATGTGAGTGTTGGTGTCTGACTCCACGCGGAAGTCAACATCATTGCTGGGGTCGTTGAATACAACCTCAGAGCTGCCAATCTCAAGGCGTTCTGCACCGCCAGTCGCAAAACCAATCTTGTCAGCACCGCCGCTGAAAAAGCCAGTGTTAGTGTCTGATGCAAAGCTGAGGCCAGGCGCAGAGTTGCTGCCGTCCTCCATCAGCAGCGTGCCGTCAAGCTCACGCAGCGTGATCCATGCGTTGTTTGCCGAATTGCGGATCTTTAAGACATTGGCAGTAGTGTCAGCCCACCATTGATATGCGTAAGTTGTTGCTGGCTCAGAGCTTCCGCTGTTATTGCTGACAATCGCCGCTAGTGCATCATTTAAATCTGAACGCACAGCCTGGCCTGTGCCGTTCGCAATCACATAATCGTGGGTTGCCATGACCTAGCCCGCTGCGGACAACATTCCCTGCATATTAAACGCCCCTGCCAAAGCCCACAGCCGTGTAAGTGAAGTTGCGATCAACGTTGCTGCCGCCTGAATCCAGCACGTCAAGATCAAAACCACTAGCCGTCACGTTGCTGACATTGACCCGTTCACCGTTGCCAAGATTCTGCACCGTGATGCCAATGCTGGGCAGGAAGTTATTCAGGTTGCCTAGTGCCGAGGTGCCAACAAAGAAGGCGTTGTCAAAGGTGACCGACTTGGTGCTAGTACCTGATGCGATGGGCTGGCTGATCTCCTCCCTGCGCTGGAAGCTGGTTTCATATCCCAGCTGGTCAATCAAGATGTTCTGCGCAATGTCAGCACTGGTCAGCTCAGCCTTGAACTGGAACGCACGGCCTTGGAACGTACCAGCCACAAACTCCTGCCAAGCCGTATAAGTCGGAGACCCTGAAGGATCGTCGTCTGTCCTTCGCATGTAGAGCTTGGCGTTGACAGCGTCAGCCTCTGTGCCATCAAAGTCATTCCAGGTGTCAATCAGCGCAGTGCGGGCGTCGATGGTGTCATTGGGGAAGAAAGCCCTAGTAACAAACCGACGCTTGATGTCCAGCGCAAAGCGTGCCCCAAGATCCAACGTGTTGTTGAACTGATACTCAGCAGAACTAAGGATGTCCCCAAGGAAGTCAAAGGACGTGATGGCGTCAACGTCAGTCACATCGTCGATGTTGTCGTCACCATCAATCACCAGCGCATCAAGGTCGTCGCTGTAGAAACAGTCAGTCTTGGTGCCTTGGTACGGCGGGGTGTCCTGATCTTCCCTGCGGGTCTGGACCGTAATCCTGCCAACAGCATCAGGGAAGTCCATGAGCACGCTGGTGGCGTTCGTGCTCTTGTTCCCCAGCTCATCTTCAAACTTGACGAGGATCTCGCCTTCAACCAGCGGCACGATGGCCTCAGTCGAGTTACCAGCAACAGCAGGAATCAGGTCAACAGAGTTAGGCCACGTCGCAGAACCATCTGTCAGGTTGCTGTGCTTGACGTGAACAAGGCCATTCACCTTCACGTCAAGGTCAACAGTCTGATCCCAGCGCAGGCGAGCACTATTGGCGCTGATCGGCTCAATCGACAGATTCTGCACATCGCCAGGCACTGCCGTCTTGCCGAGCAACGTGAACGTTGCTGTTGCGGTTGCGCTCTGTTTGCCAAGGTAGTTTTTGGCGCGGATCTGAACAGTGAGAGTGCCAGCCTTCAGATTCCGCAGAGTTACAGACGGATTCAGATTCCGCAGAGTTACAGACGGATTTGAAGTGTCCAGCTCAATAAAGTTGTTGTTGTCGAGCTTGTATTTGACGCGGAACTCATTGACGTTGACCCTGTCGTGCTGCCAGCTCAGATCAAAGCCTGTGTGAACAGTTTGACCCTCTTGATATAAAAACTCAGTGCCACTCAAACCTTCTGGCGCAGTTGGCGTGCCGTTCAGGTTGCTGATGTCTCGCGTTGTTAGTGCAATGTCTTGTTCAACAGCTGCATAGATTGATTCGTTGTAAGCAACAGCAGTGACGCCCACAGTGCCATCGCCGCCCTCGGCAACAGACACCACCCGGTATTGCTGCGATTGAATGTCACTGGTTTGGATCAGGTAAATCGCTTGCGCCTGTGGTGCTTGGCTAAACGCCTCACTGACAGTGATCGCAGTGCCTGTGATGCTGCTAATCGTTTTTGTTTCAACCAAGCCTGTTGGCAACAGGACTGACAACGTCGGACTTGCTGCAAGATTCACAGACAAATCAGTGTCGCTGTCGATCGTGACAACAGTTGTCGTTGCAGAGCTGACCCTGCCGCTGCGGCGTGTGCCAGCACGCAACGGATCAGCAATGTCGATCACGATGCCTGGGGTTACAGCAATGCCGGCATCAATAGAAACAGCAAAGCTGACTGTCTCTGACAGCAGCCTTTCGCTAATCAGCAACCACTTGCCCAGCCTGTGCGCTTGGCCTTGGCTGTAGCAGCCGATTGCCTTTACGTCCTTATTAACGATGCCGTACTTTGCAACGGCCTCGTGATCCTCAACGTATTCATATTCAACCTCACCAAGCGTGTCATAACTTTGCCAAGCCACCGTGGCGCAGGTGTGTCGTGCCTTCTCAGCTGTGCCGCTGTAGGTGAACAACCCATCAACAACGTTGCTAGGGCCGAGCAGATATTGCGAATCAGCGGGCTTGTCTTGACGCAGAACAAGTGAGCCAGCGCCGTAATAACTAATGCCCCTAAAAATGCTGGTCAGCTGCTGAATGACGTTGTAGACCTCGTCACGGGTGTTGAGCAGCAGGTTGAGGCTAAAGCGTGGCTCTTGCCCGCCTTTGCCATCATCAACAAGCTCGTTGCAGTATCTGCTGATTTCATAGAAGTCGAACAGATCCAATGATGCTTCTGGAACGCCGCACCCATAGCGG